AATTGCTGTTGACGAAAACGGCAAACAGTGGATTGCAACCGGCGGAGATAGTTACAGCGGAGCGGTACGCTGGGAATGCAGCAACAAGGCTGCATAACGAACAGTTGTGGGGATCGGAGCGCAGCGGAGATTCCCGCACGAACGAATTGTTAGCAATATTTGGAGAATATTATGAAAAAGCACTTTGTTACATTTTACAGCCCAGGGTCTTTTGTGAGCGAAGAAACCACAAAGGAAATCGACGAGTGGAGCACTAAAAAAGCTATAGAAATGGCTGACGCAATCACCGAAAGATATAACGCAAAGCCTTATGGTTTCCAGTTTAAAACCAGAGAACGAACAGACGACGAACTAGACAGCAAAATAACTGAAAAAAGCAATATGTATTATCTTGGTGGTGAAGTTTTTACGCTTGCAGAAGTTAAAGCGCGGAATGATCCAAGTGACCGAATACTAATTAGTAATATGGAATGTAACGGGTATGACCGAATTATCGTTAATAATAATTCATGGCAATTTACTGCGCCTTTGGATGATGGCGATATAGTTCTGTCTTGCTAACGGCTTGTATGCAGAGGCAGGCCGAACTTGTTGAGGCAACAGGGCAAAGTGAGCAGACATTGATTAATTGGAGCAAGAACAAACCGAGGCTATTCCGAGTCGTGATCGCTGGCGCGGTGGCGATTAAGTGTAGCTAACGTTTAAGTACAGGGGCGGCGCACCGCTCTTAATGAAATAGCACGGCGGTAACGCCGTCCCAACTGATACGAGTTGTTATATGGCATTACAGACTATTAGCGCAGACCAGATTATATCGATACGAAGTGATATTGCCGTATGCCCGTATTGCAATGCGCCGGTATATGTCACTGCGATTGAAGGAATGGTCGAAGATGAACATGGATGGAAAGCTGATTATATTGATTTGCAGTGCGGCAGCGAACCGGAAATGGATGACCCTGAATGGGATGGCTGGCTGGATCAGCATACATACATGCCGTATGTATACCAACTGCCAGTTGAATTGAAAATTATTGAATGGTTAAACCGTCACTATCGGTTTGCTATATAACGGGGTAGCCTTGGTCAGCTTGACGCGTCTTGTTCTGCGACCCGCAGCGCGTCAGCGCGGCAGTTGCGCTACCCCGTTCCATGCGACGCGAAGCGGCGCGTGGAACGATGAGGTCAGAGGCGATGGAAATAGATATTTTGGATTTACTGACAAACTTGGCGATTAGCGACCAAGTGAATCACGGCATACCACTGGATGAGAATGTAGCAGCGAGGGCAGCAAAAGAAATTCGTACTCTGCGCCGAAAAATGGCAGCGCTTGAATCGTCCTATGTACCGACTGGTTATCCGCCAGAGTATAAAAAACTATACATAGCTGTGAATGAAATGATGGCGCAGCTAGGGGCTGATGGCGATATAAACGCGAGATCGTCCGAAGCCGAGAAAGTTATGGATGTGCTGCATGAAATAGACGGTGGAGTATACAGCGTTGATAAAGTGTTTGGCGGATAACGGGGTAGCGCAACTGCCATGTTTGGAGAATCCATAACCTTGGTCAGCTTGACAACAGATATTAAACGGAAACAGGCTGCTATAGATGAATTTACAGGAAGCAATCAACCACACGCGCCAGGTGGCCCGATTCCGGCATCTAGCTTATAAAACCGAAAAATCGTATATCCATTGGATTACTCGATTCGGGCGGTGGTGCAAGCAAAACCCTGCAGGCGGCCACGCCGACAAGGTGCGCGGTTATCTGACCCATTTAGCCGTCGACCGCAGGGTCAGCAAATCCACTCAAACCCAAGCCCTGAACGCACTGGTATTTTTCTACAAGCGCGTGCTGGCAACCGACCTCGGCGACATCGGGCAATTTCGACCCGCCACCGCACCGAAACGCCTGCCGGTAGTGCTCTCACAAAGCGAGGTCAAAGACCTGCTGGCCAACATGCGCGGCATCCCCTGGTTGGTAGCCTCCTTGCTCTATGGCAGCGGCCTGCGGCTGAATGAAGCCCTCTCGATCCGCGTGCAAGACATCGACCTCGAAAGGCGAATCATCACCATTCGAGCCGCCAAGGGCGACAAAGACCGGGCCGCGATCCTGCCTGGCCCGCTCATCAATGACATCCGTCGACAGATCGACCAGGCACTGGCGACACACCAGCGCGACCTGGCCGATGGTTTTGGCGAGGCGTACCTACCCCACGCCATCGAACGGAAAAACCCCGGTGCAGCCACTGCGCCCGGCTGGCAGTACGTTTTCCAATCCACCAAAATCGGCGCGTGCCCACGCACAGGCGTGCTACGCCGCCACCACCTGCACGACACTGCCATCGGCAAAGCGATCCGCGTCGCGGCCAAGAAAGCCGGCATTAAAAAACGCGTGGGCGCGCATACCCTGCGCCACAGCTTCGCCACCCATCTGCTCGAAAGCGGCACCGATATTCGCACCATTCAGCAACTACTTGGCCATGCTCACCTGACCACAACGCAGATATACACCCACGTCAGCACCAAGGGCACGGCAGGTACCATCAGCCCACTGGAGGCAGTAGCATGAACGATCCCGAAAAACTCGAACGCCTTGAAGGCTGGGCCGTCATGGCTGCTCAAGAACTGCAGGAATTCGTCGATGCAGCGGTCGAGGACTCCCGCGACGAGAACGCCCTGCCTGGAGTACAGCAACTGATTAAGGAACTGGACGCGATCATCTATAATGACTGGCGCGACCAGCTCGCCAACCACGGCCACCCGATCGCAGCATTGGAGGACTGATGGACATTCTCGACCGACTCAGATCAAACCGCTGCGCGTCAGGGTGCAACACGTTTACAGCCTGCGCCTGCTCCGACCTGGAAGACGCCGCCGCTGAAATCGAACGCCTGCGCGGCCTGCTACAGCAGCAGGACACCTGGCTCGGCCAGCGGCCCTGCCAATACAACCGCTGCCCCGAGTACCTAGCCCTGGCTGCCACAATATCGCAAAACGAGCACGATGCTACTCACCCCTGAACAGATCGAAGAACTGACCCACTACAGCCGGAAGAGGCCGAATCTACAGGTCAAGGCTCTGCGAGCAATGGGGGTCCGCCATTTTGTTCGACCGGATGGAAGCGCCGCCGTCCCGTTGTCATCGCTGGAAAATCGTGCTTCAATCTCCAGCTCCGAACCCGCATGGGACCGCGTCAATGACGACTGATCTGCCCCCAGGACTGCAGAAACACGGCAGGAACTACCGTTGCAGGGTCTACGTCAACGGGCGCCGGCAATGGAAAAACCTAGGGCCAGACCTGCCCGACGCGATCGATCAGTTTGACGAGATTCGCAACCTCAACCCAAACAACCTGGCATCGGCGATCAAACGCTACTTGCGCGAGGTATTGCCCCACAAGGCGCGGTCCACTCAACTTCAGCAGGAGCGCCAGGCCGAACGGTTGTCCCGAGTATTCGGAGCCATGCACCCGTCCGAGATCCGACAGGCCCACGCAGTCAAATACATCGACATGCGCGGCAACGTGGCCGGAAACCGCGAGATCGCGCTACTGCGCCACATCCTGACCAAATGCGTCCACTGGGACCTGCTCCCAGCCAACCCACTGATGCGGATGCAGTACAGACACCCCGAGCGCGGCCGGGACCGCGACGTGGATTCGCTCGAACTGAAATACGTCATGAAACGCGCAGGACAGCGCGAGCGCCTGGTCATGTGGCTGGTCTACCTGACCGGGCTACGCCGCCAGGACGTGCTGAATCTCAATGATTTTCACATGAAAAAAGACGGCATCCACACCCGCGAGGGCAAGACCGGCAAGGCGATCCGCATAGGCTGGACCCCCTCGCTGGTGAAAGCCGTCAAAAAAGCGCAGAAGGCGGCCAAAGGGACCCGGTTGTTTGATATCTCATCCAGCGGATTCGACACCGCCTGGCAGCGGCTGCGGCGGAAACTCAGGGCAGAGGGTTACGAACTATTCCAGCTCAAAGACCTGCGGGCCGCTCATGCCGGAGAAATCGACGACAAAGGCGGAGACGCAACCCGGCAGCTCGGACACTCAAGCCGGTCAGTCACGAGCAAACACTACCTGCGGCGCGGTAGGAGGGTGACACCAATCAGATAACTGGTCCAGCATGGTGGACCAAACTGGACCCAGAAACAAATAAAGGGGGCATATGCCCCCCTCGTAAGTTGTTGAACTATTTGGATAATTTGGTGGGCCGTGGGCGATTCGAACGCCCGACCAATTGATTAAAAGTCAACTCTATTATTCTGTAAAATCAATAACTTACACTAATTCCTGGTCCCAAAAAATCTGGTTTTTATGGCCTGCTCGTGGGTAATTACACGGCGGGGAACAGCAACCTGGAAGGGAAAAAAGTATGTGGAAGCGGATGGTTTTTGCTGCAGCGTTGATGCTGGCAGCATGTGGCGAGAGTGACCTGGCTGAGGGTGATTTTGTGTTTGTAGACGACGGCAGCGGTGCCTGCGGTGAGTTTGTGACGTTTAAAGGCGAGGACGTGATTTTTCGGGATCAGGCATCCGGTGGGCTGATGTCTGCGCCATGGGATATGGTCGTCAAAGTCCCAGGCTGTTGAGTCGATACTGCCCGGCTTATTCAACCGGGGATTGATTCCACCCTGAGATCACCCGCTCCAGTCGTTTGACGACGGCGGCGCGACGGTAGTTAATTGTAGTCGTAGCCGTCGGCATCAGCTAAATCGATTTGCTCAACGCCATCAGGCGCGGTCAGACTCGTGCAATTTCGAAACATATCCGAGGAAAAACCGGATGTGTTCGTGGTGTCGATAGCCGCTATTGTCGTCAGGCTGGTACAGTCCTCGAACATGCTGTCAAATATCGTGCCAGCAGTGGTATCCAAAACGCCGACTGTCAGCAAGCTGCTGCATCCCTGAAATGCGGACAGGAAACTCGTGGAACTTGACATATCGTGGCTCGGGAAACTGGTCAATGCAGTATCGCGCCAGGCGCTCCCAAAATCAGTGCCTGCTGATAGATCGACGCCGGACGGAAAACTGGTCAGACCACTGCTGCGCCATGCCTCGCGATACGTCGCTGCTGCCGTGAATGTGCATACCCCGAATGTCGTCATGACTGAGCAGTTTTCCCAAGCACCCTCAAAATCTGTCCCGGATGATAAATCTAACGCCGGGAAAGCGGTCATGCTGCTACAGCCCTGCCATGCCGCGAAAAAATCCATGCCTGCTGATAGATCAATACCAGACGAGAAACTGGTCAGACCAGTACAACTGGACCAGGCCGAGCGAAAAATTGTCCCTGCGGTAAATGTCAGGGCTGGGAATGCGGTCAGGCCGGTGCATCCAGACCAGGCGCTCCCAAAATCAGTGCCTGCTGATAGATCGACGCCGGACGGGAATGCCGTCAACCCAGTACAGCCGGACCATGCGGAGGTGAAATTGTCTCCAGCCGTAAATGTAATAGCCGGGAAACTGGTCAGCCCGCTGCATCCCTGCCAGGCTGATTGAAAATTAGTACCGGATGATAAAGTGATCAATGGGAAACTGGTCAGCCCGCTACATCCCTGCCAGGCTGATTGAAAATCCGTCCCGGATGAAACGTCAACACCAGAAGGAAACGAGGTCAGCCCGCTGCATCCATTCCACGATGATTTAAATATTTGCCCAGCGGTAAATGTCAGGGCTGGGAATGCGGTCAGGCCGGAGCAGCCATCCCAAGCCGACTCAAAATCAACACCGGCAGCCACTCCGATCCCTGACGGGAAACTGGTCAACCCAGTGCATCCCTGCCAGGCTCTGGTGTAATCAGTCGCAGACGCGAACGATAGCGCAGGGAAACTCGTCAGCCCGCTGCAGTTGCGCCAGGTCTCGCGCAAGCTGGTGCAGGCGGATAAATCTGCGCCAGCAGGGAACGAGGTCAGGCCGGTGCAATCCTTAAACGCACTGCTTAAAGTGGCCGCACCGAACGTGATAGCGGGGAAACTGGTCAACCCTGATCCCAAAAATGCCCCTGCCCAGGTCGTGACGCCGGTCACGTCGTCCGGGAATGCGACGCTGGTCAACTGCGTTTTTAAGACAAATGCGGACGCCATGCTGGTCAGGGTCGCGGTTTTCGTGCCGGTGAATGCGGTAATCGTGTTTGTCAATAAACGAAATTGAGTCACCGAATTGACCGATCGAACGGTGATCAAACCGCTGGCGCTATTGCTCGCCACGCTGGATGCAGTACCTGCGGCGTAACTGGTAAAACTGCCGTCGCCCCAGTCAACCTCGTAGGCCAGATCGCAATAAACCGTGTTCGTACTGACGTAGTCGGCTGGCGTTAGCACGACCTCGAACGGGTAGGCGTCCTCCGTCGCGTATTTAAACAGCCCGATATGCGTACCCATCAGCTGTATGTAATGCTCAGGGTGAGGGTCCGACCAGTGGTGGACTCTGTAAATACTATCTCGTCGATCCGCTCTATGTCGTGGTCGTCGCCGTTATCGTCGGTGATGGTCACAGTGGTGCTGGTGATGTCGGACGGACCGGCTGAAAATGATTCGTTGCCGATATTCGAGGGTGCGCCGGGGTCGGTCTCGCTGATGTAGTTCTCGACGGTTTTCGGGGTGGGGATGGCCTTGGTATTCGCGTTGACGGCTGCCGTGATCTGGTTGATCAGCTCGGCGGTCAGTACGTCACCCGGTTTGATTCGCCCCAGGATTTTCTGCGCGTTCATCAGGCTGCACCATTGATCCTGAAATACCGTGTTAGCGGTTCGATGTCGTCGGACGAGTTGACCAGGGCCGAGGCGGGGATGGTCACATAGATGCTCTCAGGCTCGTCTATGTCGTAGGTTCCATCCGCGTCAAACGTGATGGTCACCACCGTGTCGCTGGTGCGCACCACGTCGCCGACCTGCATGATCCGATTCAATGCCAGCTCTGCATTCCACCCGGCGGCGTCCGATTTATTGGAGACCAGGCCGTCAATGATATCCTGCCGCACGGCGTCGAATGTCGCGCCAGAGGCAACCCATTCCTCCCCGCCGTACAGGGTGATGACCAGGGTTTTGCCGCCAGCCACAATATCGGCCTCGGTGATGCTCGGGTAAACCACCGCGGTGCCGGATATCTCGGCAAACTCCAGGCCGAGGTCGAAACCCAGCGCGGAAAAATCAGCCGTTTCGTACACGTCAAAGCGTTTCGCGAGGTCGTACAGGTCAACGCCATCGGTCGGGTCAGTCGGGTGCGCGGTGGCGGGTATCTGGTAATCCCGGCCCGTCAGCGCGCCGACGTATTGCCAGGTCGCGGGCGCGTGGTCGAATGAAAACGTGATGTTGTAGTTGTCGCCCTCACTCGTCGCATCAATCGACGAGCAGAGTAATGTTTTTGAGGCGAACCCATTCCACGGCGCGTCGTTCACCCTGCCCAGGTATTTGTTGATTTCTGCGGCGGGATAGGCGCTGCCGATATATTCAAAGCTCAGGCGGTGCCGTGGGCGCTCGACCTGTGCGGTAAATAGCTGGCTCTGCGTGGTGCGGCTGGCGTAGGTGCTCGCGGTGATGGTAAAAAACAGCGGATCCCCGTTGATGTCTGACTGGGTCTCATCGCTGGCCGTGCTGGCCGAGGCTCTGATGGTGGAGGTTGATTGACCAGTGCCGTCGTCCTGGTAATACAGCATAATGGCCTGGTAGTTGCCGCCCCCCAGTGGATTGACACTGATGCTCTGCAGGGTGATCTCGGCAATAGCCGGGTGGGCATCACCATAGGCTGGCATGCTGGCGTCGTTGAGCGCGTTGTAGAGCAGTTCGTCAGCGTCACCGGTCACGCCGCTGATAATGGCGATACGCTCTGCCCGGTAACCGTCCTTGCCGTAGGTGATGCGCGAATTTTTCTTGATGTCGATTTTTACCGTCATAATCTACCCCGCCCGCGCGACGGCTGACTGATTGCGTATGGCCTCGAGTATTTCGGCCTGGTAGCGGTTATTTTCCTCCATCGCCTTGACTGTTTCGGGGTCGCGAACCTCCCGGGTGCGGTTGAGCACATCGAGCGACTGCAGGTCACCGCCAGTGCGATTAAAATCGCCGAGCTGATAACCCGGCGCGGATCCGCGAATGCCGGAATCTGGAATAAACATCCCGCCGATACCCTCGGTGATCATTTGATAACCAGTGCTGATTTTACTGATGGTTTCGTTGAGCGCGTACAGCACCCCACCGACGCGGATCGCCCATTGCTGGATTTCGTCGCTGCTGAAACTGTCGATAAAATCAGTCATTTCCCGGCCGAGGCTGACCAGGGTCGGCGCCAGTTTGACCGCCAGGGTTTGAGCCAAGCCGTCGCCGGTGGCATTCAGCTCGCTCATCACTTTGTTGACCTCGTTGAGCTGGTCTGCCTCGACGCGCGTCAGGGTTTTTCCGGTTTTGTCTGCGAGCCCGATCAGGCGCTGCAGCTCGGCGGCGTTGTCATCCAGCAGCGGCAACAGCAGGCTGGCGTCGCTGGCCAAAGCCTCGAGTATCTGAACTTTTTCGCCCTGGGTGCCGACATCCTCCAGCGCCCGGGCGATGGCCAGCAGTTGCTGGTCAGGCGCGAGCTGGTTGATATGCTCGACCGACAGACCGAGGCTTTCGAGCGCCTCCAGCGCCTCGCCGCCCTCGTTCCGGAATGCGTCGCCGATTTTCTCGGCGGTGTCTTTCATGATGTCCGCGATTTTATCAGCGCCGAGGCCGACCGACTGCCCGGCAAACTGCCAGCGGGTCAGCGACTCGGTGCTGACGCCCAGCGCGTCAGCATAGGCGATCGCGCTACGCGCGCCCTCTGCCTGTTGCTGGATCAGGTAACCCAGGCCACCGATCGACGCAAGGCCAAACAGTTGGCTATGGATGCCGGTCAATGCTTTGCCAACGTCGTTGAGGCTGCTTTTAAACCCGTTGACGACGCCGCGGGTTTTGTCCTTGGCGCTCAATACAAACCGGGTTTCATGGGTGCTAATCGGCATTGGCGATCAGCTCCATTTTGATTTTCTGATAGGAGACATAGCCGTACAACTCGGCCACGGGCAGGTTGAGCACCTCGGATGCGGGCCGCCCGATATGGCCGCCGTATTCGTATGCAAGATAAAGCACCGCATCCGATTTCATTCCTTTTCCGCCGCCTCGACCGGATCCAGGTCGCCAGCAGGCCCTGGCAGGTGGTTGTAACCCAGGTTGCCGCTGATGATGTAGGCAATGGTGCGCAGCACGTCGTAGTCGTAATCGTTGAGCAGCGACGCCTGGGTGACTTTGCCGAAAATCCGATTGCCGTCGGCATCGAGCGCCCGTTGAATCAGCGTGGTGCACACCCGGGCCACGTCGCTCCCAGCCTCCTCGATTTTGCGCTGCTGCAGGCCGGTGAGTGGCCGCCAGTAAATCCGCACCGGCTGGCCGTCGCTGTACCGCCACTCGGTGACATCGAGGTGGCGCAACTCGCCGGCCATTGCATCCGCAAAATGCTGGCGGCCTATTTGCGCGATATCGCTCATCAGGCTGCAGTGCCTTCAGTGACCGAGCCCGAGGCTTGGAACGTGAAATTTTGCGAGACCATCGCGCCCTTAGCGTTGGCAGTGCTTTTGCCAGTGATTACAGCCGAAAAACTCAGCGTTTCGTCGCCGGTATCGTCACCCTCGCGTTGCAATACCAGGGTAACAGTGCTGCCGATATCGAGCGCGCCCTGGCCGGTGCTGTCCGATTTATCCCAGTGGCATTCGATCGAGCCCGTGCGGGTGATATCGCCGGCGACGTAGGTCAGTTCCTGGTCTCCGAGGGCGCTGTCGTCGATGACGGCGCATTGCTCATCAAACGAAAAGCCGACCACCTCGGCCACGGTGTTGCTGCTCACTTTAACGACGCCATTGCGTCCGATCACCTTAGCCATTGTCGGTTTCCTCGCTGTTGGCAGTTTCGGTTACAGGTTCGAGCCCGGCCAGTTTGGCCCAGCCCAGTTTGATCATGCGGTCGACGCCATTGGGGCGGACCAGTATGGGCGCCGACCCACGCGGGTCGGTACCTGGGTGATACATTTCGACGTTACTGTCGCTCATGGTTACGCCTCGGCGCTGATGGTTGAGTGGCTGTAGGTGATGACGTAGGTCATCGACATCATGGCCACGGGTTGCTCGGTTTCTCCGGCCTCAATTTCGGGCGCCGTCTCGCTGTCTATGTTGGTGTCGTACACATACGCCAGCCCCTGGCTGCGGTCGGCTGTCAGCGCGGCATAAACCTCGGCGCTGATTTGATTCAGATCGGTTTCCAGGTTGCCGATATCACGCACCCGGGCGGTGACAATCACAGCCAGGTCGCGATCGATATCGTCGCCCTGCTCGCCGTCGTCGCGGCGCTGGTCGAGCCCCTGCTCAATCGTCAGGTGCGGCAACCCGCTGCTCGAGATTCGATAGGCCCGCGCGCGGGTCACGTTGCTGCCGGTCGTGGTCAGGCCGGTCAGCGCGGCGCCAATGGCCTGCAAAATGGATTCGCGGCGGTGCATCATGGCACCTCAAGCACCAACCGCACCCCGCGATCTCCGGGCTCGGCCTCGCGGATGGTGTAGGTATTGAGCACGGTTCCCGGGTAGCGACCGATCACAATGCTGTCACCGATAACGACGTGGTTTTCGTAGTCCTCGCGGGTGATCAAAAATCGCCAGCGGTTGTCGGTGATATCCATCCCGCCACCAGCCCCGCGCGACAGGTAGCCGGTCAGCTCGCGGCCACCCGACAGGGTGCCGACGTTGACCAGGTCACTGCCGTGCAACAGGTTTTCGAAATCGGTGGCGGTTTGGATAGGCATGCTGTGCTACTTTTTTTCCTGGTCGCTGACATACTCAGCGCGGCCCGTGCCGACAACACCAGCCGCGACCGATTTGTCGACCGTGACGGTATCGCCTTTTTTCAGCTTCTTGCCCTGCACGACCAGGCCCCGAGTGGCTTTGATTTTTACTTGCTTTGACATAATGATTTCCTCTATTGATTTGAGATTGTCGGCCGGGGTGACCCGGCCGACAAATCACTGCCTATCGCTAGGCGTTGACGGAAAATGACCCGGCGTGCGCGACGCCGACATCAACATCCTGAAATGCCCGCAAAACCAGACCACCGGACGACGCCAGCGTGGCGGTGTCGGCACTCAGATCGAGCACGCCCCACATGCCGAGCATGACATCCTCGAAATTACCGAAAATGATGCTGTTCGCTGCCAGCAGGGTGCTGACCTCAACCGGGTAGCCGTTGGCCATGCCGTTTTCCATCAGGAACCGGCCCGAGCCGCTGTCCTTCGTGGTCACCTTCATGTTGCCCATGACTGCAGCGGTGACGACGTAGGCCAGCGTACCCATCAGACCATTCGCCGCGGCGACGTCGGTCTCGAACTCGACCAACTCGGCCCAGGTCGGAGTACCAGCCGAGGCAATCGTCGAGGTACCCACACCGCTGGTGCTGGCAATACCGGTCGGCTGGTTCGACAGACCGGTGCCCTGCAGCATGGCCAGGTCGATGGTGCGCGCGGCATTGCGGCCCAGGTGGCGCTGGATAACCATTTCCACGCTCGGGCTCGACTGCTTCAGCAGGCGCCGAGAGATGGGCACGGACCCGGCAATGGTCTTCGGCGACAGCGCCACGGTACCCAGTACGCCATCGTCATCCGTTGACGTCCCTTCTTCCGCAACCCAGGTAAAGGCCGCACCGCCATCGAGGCGGGGAATATCGACGTTGCCCACCAGGCCCTCGATGGTTTGACAGTTGAGCTTCGCGCAGACCATGTTTGCGTACAGGTAATCGATAAACGACATGTGATCGGTACCGACCAGATAACCACCATCAGCATCGGTGCCGACCGTCATGTCGCGTTTTTGCAGGCCGTAATTGCGGTTTTGGATTTCCCACGGGACAAAAAATCCGTTGGGATCCCGACCCAGTTGTTCGCTGATTGCGATGCTGGCCTCGCGCTCCAGGCCTGCCTTGCTCCAGTCATTGCTGGCCAGGGCGCGAATGGCGCGCATCAGGCTGTAGCCACGAATTTCCGGGGTTTCCATGCCAAGGCTGGTTGCCGGATCCTGCTCTTTCGAGCGCTCGGCGATCAGCTTCAGCGTGGCGCGGGTAAACTCATCGACCGATTTCTTATCGGCGATAGCCTGGCGGGCCAGGTCGGCGCAGTCGTACTGGTCACCCATGGCCCGGATGGTATCGATCCGATCCAACTCGGTGCGCGTGGCTTCCTCGACCGCGTGATTGACGTCAACCGCCGATGCAGCAGGGGCGGGCGTACTGCGGGTTTGTGACTGTTCCGCCTCAGTTTTTTCGGTTTGGGGCATGATAAGCTCCGTAGTAAAGGTTTTTTCAGTTTGACGGCCCACACCAACCTTGTGGTCAGCCGGGACGGATACGAAACTGATTTCGTAGGGTTCCCAGTCAACCGCGCGATATATTTCGCCGTCGTCGTTTTCTTCCTCCAGCAGCAGCCGGTGGATCCGGTAGCCGACCGACACATGCCGGCGGATACCGCCTACCACGTCTTTAAATGCCTCAGTAGCCCGGGCGCTTTCCCCAAAGCGCACCTTTGCCCGCCCCTTGCGGTCAGAGCCAACTGATACATTTTCCACAACCCCGACGTGGTCACGGTGGTCATGGTCCATCAGGACCGGGCCGCCATCCATCAACCTCCCCAGGCGAATGGATTTTTGGCCGTGGTCCAGAATTTCGATGCCGAACCAGCGTTCCACTGGCTCCTCGCTCGAAAACGCTATTTCGACCGTGCGCGCGTCCTCGTCGATGCTGCGCTGGTCGAGCTTCAGGCTGCGATATGCGATGCCTGTTTCAATCGTCTTGCGTGTCTGATTCGTCGGCATGCTCGCCTCCTGTCTGTTTTCCAATTGGGGTGATGTCGACGCCCTTGGATTTCGCGTAAGCCTGTTCCCAGGCCAGAGCGTCGACTGTGTCTTTAAAATCACTACCACCAGCGGCCAGAATGTTGGTGCGCGTTTCGGTTCCGTTGGCCAGGTTTTCGCTATTGGCCTTCGCATCTTTGAGCGGATCAACCCAGGGCCAACCACGCGGCTGCCAATGCACCTGCTTGTATTTCGTTTTGATCAGTTTGAACGGCACCGCTGTTTGTTTTTTCATCACGGAATTTGGCAACCAGCGCGCCTGAACGCGACGGTGCAAATGGGTAACCAGCCATTTATGCAGAACCTTCCAGGTTTCGCGCTCATCGAGCACGCCAGCGCGGATCGATGAAAAGTTAACGTCGGTGAGGTCGTTACTGATTGACGAATATGCCGCATCCATACCGGCCGTGGCGCCACGAAGCGCTGCTTTTATAAACGGATCGAATGCGGTGGACGGATGGTCAGCGTTGAATGACTCAAAGCCGACGCCCTCGGGCAGGGTTTCGATTACCCCAGGCGAGACTTCTTCTACCAGGTCGCGCTGGTCGTATTCGGTTGAGTCTGGCGCCATGTCGCTGGGGTTTGGTGCTTCGCCATCCTGCGTGGTGAAAAAACCCATTTTTGATGCGCCAACCCGGGCGGCTACCAGCTCGGCTTCCTCGTAACCTCCGAGCATATTAAGCCGACGGATGGCTGTGTGCATCCAGGGTACCCCGCGCACCTGCTCCGGGTACTCCCATAAATACAGATGGATGATGTCACGCGCTGGAATTCGACGGTAATTGGTTTGTGGATAAACATTGGCATAGGCACCCGGGTGGCGATCGCGCAGGTGGTATGCGACCACCATGCCATCCGGGTCGTGCTCGACGCCCATGCAAACAGTATTTCCGTTTTGCAACTTGCCATTGAATTGCTCGTCGAGATAGTCGGCGCTCCATATCCTGATCACAAACCCGTGCGGCGCTGATGGTTTGTCGATCATTTGCACAAAAACCTCACCATCCCGGGCGACGCTGGCGGCGCATAATAGTTCTACATCGTGCCAACTGTGTTTTCCGGTGACTGTGCAATTTTCCGGCAGACCCCAATCGCCCCAGCCGCGTTCAATTTCGTCATTGTCCGCGGTGTCGAGGTCCCCTTTACCATCGATGGCGCGGGATTGCATGACAATACCATTCACCCCGATGACGTTTTTTTTCACCACGCTGATGAACTTTTTCGCGTAGTCGTTGTTCATGCACAACTGGCGCGACCGGGCGCGAATCATCCGCAAACTTTGCCGCAGCTCGGTGTTAATGTGGTGATGGCTGCCGGTGAAGGAATACACCAGGTCATCGTTTTTACCCGCCGCGAATGACCGGCGAATCATATTGGATGTTTGCACAACACGCCGACCGACAGATTCGCGCGCGGGCTTTTGACGGGTAATTTCAAAGCCAAGTAGACGCATTAAAAACGCACCCTCCGGGTGGCGCCACCGCCGCGACCTTTACGCGCACTATTGCGATTATTCTCGCGCCGCAGCCGGGCTTCGAAGGTGGTCAGAAATTTGAGTAGTTTCGCGGTGTCACGCGTGGCGCTGGCGTCGACGCCGAGATCGTAGGCGAGCACGTCGAGCTGCTGATAGTCGGCGCGGTGTTCGATGGCTGTTTTTATTTTATCGACCATGCGCGCGTTGAAACTGCGGGGGTCTGCCGAGCTGGTCGCCTTGTTGGCGTAAACGGTGAACGTGCCAGAGTCGACCTGTATACGGTTGCTGTCACTGTTGCGGATGATAAACGCATCCCAGTGGTAGACGCCGGGTTTGTAACTGGCGGTCGCGCTGCTCTCGACCTCGACCAGGTAGTCGCCGTCGCCGTCATCGGCGGCCGTCCAGGTAATTTTGTTGCCGGCGCCGTTGCGCGCCTGGTACTGCAGTGCGTAGTTGGCTACCGGGTAATCCGTCGACAGGTCGGCGCGTTTGAACGACAGGTAATTGCCGATAATGACATCGACCGGTTCTGTCGTCGGCGCGTTGCTGGTGTCGAAAAGATTGCCCATGCCCGCAGACTATCGCGGGCGCTGTCTCAAAATCGACGCGGTTTTGAGACTATTTGCAAACGTGTCGTAATTTTGCGCGCGGGCTGCTATTCGACGACCTCGAACGGTTGCGGGTCGACGCTGTGATAAACCTCGGAGGCGCTGAATGTCACCCGGCCATAGTAGGACCAGTCGCCGACCTCGTCGATGTCGTCACTGTCGGTGACGTAGCGCATGATGCCATCCGTACCGTCGTTGAGCAGCTCGGCGGTTTTTTCGACCTCGGCGCCGCTGGGTTTGACGAGGATGATAACCAGGTCAGTCGCGCTGCTGATGTCTACCGCGGTCCCACCCTCGGTAATGGTGACCTGCAGGTCGGTGCCGATGTCGTCGATGTTGATGGTGTCGGTCGTCATGATAATTTACCTATCTGGGTCAGGGTGCGGTTGATGGTTTGCGCACTGGCCAGGGTGCGGTTGATGGTGACCGACTGACCAATGATCTGCACCAGCGTTATCTCGGTGCCATCATCGACGCTCGCGCCGGCCAATGCCTGCGCCTGATTGATGTCGGCCGGCGTAATTGCGTGGTGCTGCGTGATGATGGCAATTTCGATCGACTGAGACTGGTCGATGCTGGCCGGAGAAATACCGTTAAACGTGCTGACGGTTGTAACGGCCACGGTTTGCGCCTGGTCGATGGCCGCCGGGTTGATCACATGATGCTGGGTGAGCGCCGCAGATTGCAGGTCCATTGACTGCAACACCTCGGCAACAACCAGTTGGTGGTGCTGGGTGAGCCCGGACAGGTCGACGGTTTGCGCTTGGTCGATCGCCGCCGGCGACAGCGTGCCCGCGGTCACCAGGCTGCCCACGTCCAGCGCCTGCGCCTGGTCGAGATCCGCAGGGGCGAGCGCGTGGTGCTGGGTCAGCGCTACCCCGTCGAGCGTCACCGCCTGGGTCAGATCATTGATCACCAGGCTGTGCTGTGCGGTCAGTGTCGCCGCATCGAGCGTCACGCCCTGCAGCAGGTCAGCCGCTACCAGTTGGTGGTGCTGCACCAGCGTCGCCGCATCCAGCGCCTGCGCCTGGTCGATATCGTTCGGGGTGATTGCGTGGTGCTGGGTCAGGGTGCCGGTGGCGAGCGTTTGCGACTGATTGATAATCGCTGGCGTCAGGCTGACCGACCCGCCACCGCTGGCCTCTTTGTACACCGCCATGTTGGCGTGGACGT